GTTGCGGCCACCCCAGTCGCAGGAGGATTCGAGTTCGTTGGGGTGGGCAACATTGATCTCCGCACTGCCCGCATCAAGGCTTCGACATCACCTTCGTTGTATCCGGCAACTTACGGACCAGAGAAAGAGGTGGCAGTCGGCGTCGCCCCGGTGGTGCAGTTGGAGATCGGTTCGCTCGCTCCGGGCAAGTGGTATTACCAGATCCTTATGAACAACATTCAGGTCACGAACGTCATGGAGGTGGACGTTGTCTGAGCAAACTCGTCGGGCTCGACGCATCCGCAAGATCCGCATGGGTCAGTGGGTGCGCAACATGAACGACGACGAGTGGGATCTGTACGTGGCCAACTGCGACCTCCTGGGCAAGGGCATCAAGCCTCGCGAGGGTGGCGAGCTAAAGGAGCCTGAGGCAACGAGTAACGTTGTCGCCCTGCCTGGCATTAACCGAGCCGGTATCGTGCCTGAGGGCGGTGCTAGCGCTGAGAACGGCGACACCCGTAAGCGGTACAACATGAAGTACGCGGGGCGTCTCGGTAAGCGCTGGAGTGAGATCATCCAGGCTGTCAAGAACGGTGAGTACACCTGGGACGAGTTTGTCGGAACGCTGGCTGTTGAGGAGCTCGCTCGCGGCCAACTGATGGACAAGAACGGCAGCTTCACGGGTCGCCCGCCTGCCTACGTACCAAGGGCTTTCCACGACGCCTGCATCAAGGAGCTCCTCCTTCGAGGCAAGGTGTTGTACAAGGAGAGCTATGTCGCCGCCATCCAGGCCATGACGGACATCGCCACGAACAAGGCGGCCAAAGAATCGGATCGTATCAAGGCTGCGCAGTTTGTCATCGAACGCCTTGAAGGCAAGGTTCCGGACAAGCTGGAGATCGCAGCGGCGGACCCGTGGCAGCAGATCATCTCCGGCATTGTGGCTGAGGTTGACGAGGAGCAGATCATGAACGCCCAGTCGTACCTCAATCGAATGGAGGAAGGGGCTCCGAACAACTAACGGTAGAATAGGAGGTTACCGTGACAGACAAGGCCAACCAGCGCAAGACACAGGACGCAGTCGCAGCACGTCTGAAGAAGAGCCAACAGCAGTCAGGCATGAACGCGGGTGCGGCGGCCAGGCAGAACAAGCGGGTCGCAGACAAGCTCATTGCCAGGGGCAAGGGCATCCAGAAGAAGCAGTAAGGCACAAGGAGGGCACCGTGAACGACATGCTGAAACGGGCGGCCGAGGTGGACGCCAACCGACAGAAGCAGATCACCAATCAGAAGGAGGCCATCGACCGCCTCCTGGACAGGACGAACCGGCTCCAGGCCAAGATCGACGAGGCTATCGACATTGCCAACGTGGCGATTGCTGAAGGCAACGCTTCGGAGGTCGTGCACCACATGGCAACGGTGCTATCGGCAACGATCGATGAGTGAGCACCTGACCACCGATCCGCTCGGTGATGAGAAGCCAGTGGGCGTCCAGGTCACGATGATGGTCTGGGTGAAGCGGCAGGAGTGGGAGGCCGAGTACGGCATCGACACCACCGACCCCACCTACGATTTCGAGGACATGTTCCGGGACTGGTTCATTGCGGAGAATCAGGAACAGGTCGAACTGGACGAGTGGCCAAACGTGACAGAGGTGACGGAGTGAGCGACGACATCAGAACCGTTGCCCTTCGCAAGGGTCAGAGGCGCATCACGATGACCACGGAGAAGGACAACGGGGAGACGTACACCCGCGTCATCATCGAGGAGGTGGACCGTGACGCTGGCATGAACTCCACTGGCATGCGCACGGTTCGAGAGGAGACATTCCATGCCTAAGGCAAGGAAGGTATCGTGGCCGCTGAAGGAGAAGGGTTGGCAGCCTGCGCCTCGCCCGACGTCCGTCAAGATCGGACACCTGGACTTCGCCATCCACTGGATCCCCGAGGCCGAGTGGACTGTTCCCAACGGCAACGACCCTGACCTGCAAGGGATCTTCCTCGCGAACCAAGGACGCATCAACGTACGGATGCAGTCCGACGTCCACGAGCAGGTTCTCCGCGAGACGCTGTGGCACGAGATCCTTCATGGGTGCTGGTGGTTCATGGGGCTCGCTTCGTTGCCGGTGGCACCGGGTCTCAGCAAGGAAGACCAGGAGGAGGACGTCATCCTCCGTATCACGCACTGCACGTTCATGGTCCTGCAAGACAACCCCGAGGTCATGGCCTACCTGTCGGCCGCCCTCTACAGCACGAAGGTGAGACCGTTGTGAGCGGCAACGACTTAGAAGCCCAGCTACTGACCGTCGACGGACCGGACTTCATCAACATCTCCAGTGTTGACACCGAACCGCTGTGGGTGGACCGGCATCGGGTGGAAGCCATCGGCGTGCACGGGAAGGGCTCTCTGGTCGTCATGCAGAGCGGCGCTCAACTCGTTGCCAAGGGCACGCATCCGAATGAATTGGTCCAGCTTGTTGTGGAGGGCAACGATGATCAAGGTCAATCCTGATGATTCGGCGATGTTTGTCCCGGCTCGGATTGTACGAGACGCCGCCCGGCTCTCCTCCTGCCGCAGACGCCAGGTCGGTGCGGCCATCTTTCAACTCGACGGCACACTCGTTGCCACCGGCTACAATCGAGAGGAAGACGACGCCCTCGGCGGCCGACGGTCTTGCTCCGACGGTGAGTGCCCTCGTGGGCTGGCTCCCTACGACACCGTTCCGGCAGACAGTCCGTACAGCGATTGCATCGCTCTCCATGCTGAGATGATGGCGCTGCAGAAGGCGGAGTTGCTAACGGCAACTACCGACATCGGCCCGCTGGACCTTATCCTGGTCGTCACGCACAAGCCCTGCCACCAGTGCACTCCCGTACTCGAACGGCTCGGGCTGGAGGTGTTCTACTTAGAGGAGATGTAGTGGGCAAGAAGGTCGCTGAGGTCAAGCAGGGTGTCAACAAGGGACGCCGGGTCTACTGGGTGACCTATCCTTGCTGTGGGCAACCGAATGGACGTGAGCACGTGAGCAAGGCCGGGGCCAACCACGAGAAGAAGAACCACGAGTGCGATGGCTAAAGCCCTTGCCATTAGCAAAGAAGCTCTCTGGCCGCACCTGAACTACCGCCCTCACCCCGGTCAGACACCCATCCACCGCTCCCGAACACGCAACCGGGTGAATGCGGCTGGCCGCCGCTTCGGCAAGTCTCAGGTCGGTGGACATGAGCTCACGCCGGAGGCCTTTCGAGCCCAAATGAACAAGGAGCTTCTACTGGAGCTCGGCATTCGGATGGAGTTCTGGATCGTCGGCCCGAACTACACCGATGCGGAGAAGGAGTTCCGGGTCGTCTACAACGACTTGAAGCGCCTCAAGATGCCGTTCGACCGCCCCGGCACGTACAACGACAGCCGCTCCGGCAACATGCAGATCTCGCTCTGGGAGGGTGCTTTCCTCATCCAGGCAAAGTCGGCAGCCCACCCGGAATCCCTTGTGGGTGAAGGTCTTCACGGCGTCATCATGGCGGAGGCCGCGAAGCAGAAGGAGTCCGTCTGGACCAAGTACGTGCGGCCGACGCTCTCCGACTTCAAGGGCTGGTCGCTGTGGAACTCAACCCCTGAAGGGAAGAACCACTTCTACGACCGCTGGATGGAGGGGCAGAATCCTAAGAACTCGGACTGGGAGTCGTGGCGTAACCCGTCCTGGATGAACACCTTCGTATTCCGGCAGGGTGCTAGTGATGAGGGCCTACGTGCACTGAAGGATCCGGAGCAGCGGCTCTCCCGCGAGCAGATCCTTGCCAAGGGCATCGATGAAGAGATCGTCTCCATGTACTACGACCTCGGCCCGCTCATGTTCGCCCAGGAAGTGGAGTGCAGCTTCAGCGAGTACGTCGGCCGGGTGTACTACGACTTCGACGAAGAGGTCCACGTCAAGACGCTGGAGTACAACCCTTCTCGACCGTTGTTCATCGCAACGGACTATGGGTTCACCAACCCAAACGTCGCCCTTTTCATTCAGACCGACGTGTTCGACAACGTGTACGTCCTCGGCGAGTACTACCAGTCGCACCGCACCGAAGACGAGTTCGCCAACGACGTTCTCGAGGACCCGAAATTGGGGCCTATGGCAAGGGCTGCCGTCAAGCTGTTCCCGGACCCTGAGGACCCCGGCGCATCGGCCACCCTCGCGAACAAGTGGAAGGTGCAGCCGCAAAGCAACACGGGTGGGCTGATCAAGGACCGCATCAACATCATCCGTAGGTGGCTGAAGATCCAGAACCCGCACCTGCCGTTCAATCACCCGGAGCGGCAACCGAAGCTTTTCATTGACCGTAGCTGCACCAAACTTCGATACGAGATGGATGCCTATCGCTACCCGGAGAAAGCCAGCGAAATCAAGGGTGCTCCCGAGAACCCTATGAAGAAAGACGACCACGCACCCGAGGCCTTGAGCCGCTTCTTTGGAGGCTACTATGGCATCAGCGCAATCACCGGCAGAAGGCCTCGCCAACGCCGAGCCAAAGTCAACGGATAGGAGCCCGCGATGGCGACCGGAGTAATTACGCCGTACAGCACTGTCGCTCCCTACTTCGGAACTCTTCCGTCGTGGGTACGAGCGCAGGACCAGGAGCGCATCGCCAGCTACGCGACATACGAGGACATCTACTGGAACGTCCCCGAGTCGTTCAAGCTCGTGCTGAGAGGCACGGAAAACAAGGCGATCTACGTACCGTCCGGCAAGATCATTGTCGAGACCTCCAACCGCTACGTAGGCAAGGGCCTCAAGTGGCGGCCGGATCCGTTGCTGGGGACAACGACCGACCAGACGAACATCATGGCCGCCTTCAACCAGTTGTTCGCTCGAGAGGCCTTCGCCAGCAAGTACAACTCGAACAAGCGCTTCGGCCAGATCCGAGGCGACTGGGTCTTCCACGTCACCGGCGACGACACCAAGGCCGAGGGAGAGCGCATCTCCATCCATGCCGTCGATCCCGGCTCGTACTTCCCGCTGATGGAGGACGAGATCCGCAAGGGTGGCAGCCCGAACCGCGTCGCGAAGGTGCACCTCGCCGAGCAGTTCATTGACACCGAGGGCGTCTATGGTGCCAAGGGCAAGGGTCTGGTTCGACGCCAGACGTACGAGAAGCTGGAGAACGGGCTGATCCAGAGCTCGACCCTCATCGCCGATCCGGACAAGTGGTTCGACGACAGCAAGGCAGGCACGCTGTACGAGATCCGGCCCTTCACGCTGGATCCCCTCATCACCAAGATCCCGGTCTTCCACATCAGGAACTTCGACCAGCCCGGACACCTGTTCGGTTCGTCGGAGATGCGGGGCCTGGAGCGCCTCATGGCGGGCATCAACCAAGGCGTCTCCGACACCGATATCGCCCTTGCCCTCGACGGATTGGGGCTCTACGCAACGAGTTCGCAGGGACCGGTGGACGATGAAGGCAACGACGTCGACTGGATCATCGGGCCGGGACGTGTTGTCGAGAACGTGCCCGCCGACTTCCGCCGGGTGAGCGGCGTCTCGAACGTGAAGCCTGCGTACGAACACGTCAACGCTCTGATGGGCTTCATGAAGGAGGCCAGCGGTACCCCGGATGCGGCCATCGGCAAGGTCGACGTCCAGGTAGCCGAGTCGGGCGTCGCGTTGGCCCTGGAGCTCGCGCCGATCATCGCGAAGGCCGAGGAGAAAGACCAACTGATCCTGGACACACTGGGTCAGATGGCGTACAACATCTCCACGATGTGGTTCCCTGTCTACGAAGGCATGAACTTCGGCGACGCGCGACTGTTGCCGGTGCTCCACGCGGGCGACAAGCTGCCGGTGAACCGCAAGGCAGTCCTCGAAGAGGTCACCCAGATGATGATGACGGACCCACCGTTGCTGTCGGCAACTACCGGGCGTCAGATCCTCAGCCAGGAGCTCGGCATTCCCTTTGCCAGCAACGAGCTCACGTTGATCATCCAGGAGCAGGCAGCGCTTTTGGAGGCCGCCCCCGCATCCGGCTCCTCCGCAGACCCCGACGGCGACCGCCTAGCCTCCGAGGACACGGGCGATGGCGACCCCGACGCCGCTTAGTCGGTACATCACGGTCCAGAGGGCCGTCGACAAGGAGCTCGCGGCAACGTTGCGTGACGCTGCCAACGAGGCTGAGAAGATCATCCTGCGGCTGGCGGGGAAGAAGGGGCAGGCGGCAACGATCCGGCGTGCTCAGATGCAGCTTCAGTTGAAGCAATTGCGCAAGCTCCAGGCCGAGCTCTGGGGATCCGTCACGAAGGCCACCGAACTCGGGATGCACCGGGCGGCGGAGGCTGCCGCCGAGGCGGAAATCGCGGTCAATCGGGTGCTTTTCGACGCCGGTGGCTTTGTCATGGCGGATTTCGACGAGGCCATGCGGATTCAAGCTCAGGAAGCGGTGCAGAACGTCATCTCCCGGGGTGCGAATGGCATCCCACTGAGCCGACAGGTGTACCGGACCCAGGCGCTCTCACGGAAGCTGGTGGACAAGGCCATTAACCGGGCTCTTCTCCTCAACTTTTCGGCGAAGGAACTGGCCGCTGTGGTGAAAGGGCTCATTGACCCCAACGTTCGCGGTGGTGTGTCGTACGCAGCCAACCGCCTAGCCCGCACGGAGATCAACAATGCCTTCCACACCAGCCAGATCCGCCTCAGGGAAGGCGATCCCTGGACCGAAGGGATGCGCTGGAGGCTGTCGAGAAGCCATCCTGTCCGCGACAAGTGCAACGATTACGCGGATGGTGTTCATTATCGGGGCGGTAAGCCTGGCGTATTCGAGGTGGGAAATGTACCGGGCAAGCCGCACCCTAACTGCCTCTGTTTCCTCACGACGGAGACGATAGGCAAGGACGAGTTCATCGAGCGAATGGCCCGTGGGGATTTCGATTCTTTCATGGACAATAAGCTCGACAAGTACGGTGTCTAAGGCAACTTTCGCTTCCCGCATTCGTGTGTAGAATGTCTTCCAAGCAGACCAACATTCTTGGAGGGAATCGTGAGTCAGAGGCTCAGCGAGTCCGCAGTGAAGGGCTCCATTCGGTGGTACACCGAGGACGAGCGCAAGAGCATGGAACTCAGCGGACTGAGCCGCTTCAAGGTTCCCATGGGGATCCGGCCCGACGGCCGGAAGATCTTCCCGATTGCAGGTGCGTCTCCTGACGACCCCAGCAACGACGACGGCGGAGCCGGTGGCTCTGGCGACGGCGGTGGTGCGGGTGGCTCTGAGGGCCAAGGCGGCAGCGGAGACGACGGCGGT